CTAAACGGCTGTTTTAGTCCTCTTTCGCCGCCGATCGGCGGGCAGCTTGGACACGCTTTGGACACTATCTGCGATCTTCGCGTCCAGGTTGACCGCTACCGCGTCCAAGTCGGAATCGAACAAATCGGCGTACACCCGCAGTGTGATGCTCGGGTCCTTGTGGCCGAGCATTCGGGATACCGCAAGGACATTGGCACCAGCGCTGACGGCCAGGCTCGCGGCTGCGTGCCTCAAATCGTGCGGCGTGACCTTCTGCACCTCGGCGCGCTCGACGGCGCGGTTGAACCACCCTGTCGCGTCGTAGCTCGGGCGCTTTAGATACCCGCCGCCGCTGGCTGGAAATAGCAGATCATCTTGCGCTCGACCCTCGCACCGTGCGGCCAATCGGGTCAGCACCGACGCCGCCACCGGCACCGTGCGGTTCTCCTTACCCTTGGTCTGGCCTACTTCAAACTCCTGGCCAACCTGAACTGCGTTGCGGTGCACGGATATACGGCGCTTCAAAAACTCAACATCCGCAACGGTTAGCGCTATGGCCTCGCCCCACCGCAAGCCGGTGAACGCCAGCGTCAGTACAAGATCGGCGTGGCGACCGGACTCTTCAGCCAGTCGGCACACATCAGTGTCTGTGAGATAGACGTGGCGTTTCGGGGCCTTCTTCGGTTTCTCGCCACGCTTGAACCGCCGCGCAGGATTGAACGCCAGCGCCCGATGCTCAACCGCGTCGTCAAGAATTCCCGCGAGAATGCCGACCGCACGGTTTACCACGGTGGCGCTGGACCCGTCGCGGGTCATCGCCGAGGCCCACGCTTTTACGTCCAGGCTGTCTACCTTGGACACAGGGACACCCGCCCACTTCGGCTCAACATGCTTGCCGTAGGCGTATGTGATGGTCCGGTAGTAGGACGGCGCGAGCGCCTGCTCCTGCCGGGGCAGCCACCCGAGGGCCAGGCCGCCGACGGTTGTCCGGCCACGTGCGGGCGATACGTAAGCACCCTCAGCCTTGGATGACTCCACCCTCGTGGCCCACGCCGATGCGTCTCGCTTGGTGGTGAACCCACGCTTGCGGCTGCTGTTTCCATCCGGCTTGCGGTAGCGGACTTCCCAGCGCTCCCCCGCCGCTGTCTGATACCGGCTAATCGTCGCCATGTCCGCCGCCCCTTTGGCCTGGCCACAACTCTTTGGTCAAGTCATCGAACATCTTCTGCGACACCTCTCGGTAGCGCTCGGCGGCAGCCTCACGGATCCACCCGGGGCACGCGCGGTTGATGAAATTCAGGTAATCCTGGATGTCGTCAGATTCGCTCGGCATACCCCGGCCGGAGATCCATTCCCAAGCTGCCGCTGCCCGAAGTGGTCGCCGCAGTCCAGTCACCTCCACCTCGTCATCGGCCGACACGGTACGCACATCCGGCATAAGAAGGGTTGCGGGTGAGACGCCGAATGCAACGGCTAAGGCCGCCAAATCGTCTGGCGTGACACGTCTTTCGCCTGATTCGATCCTGCGTATTCCTACAGCGTTGATCGACCAGCTGGCGGCCTTCATGAGCCGTTCGGACACGTCCGTGTATTTCATATCCCAGTCTTCACGGAGCTTCTTGACGTTCGCGGCCACCGTTCGAGCGGTGGGGCCAATATCTGGTTCCTTACCTGCCATGCCCCCATGCTGTCATACCTTGCCAGCGAAGCGCCAGGTTTCCTGACAACACTTGACAGTCGGCCACGCCGGTGTTCTACTGATTCCACTGCCATAGTTTGTCATCTAATTGATATCGAACTGACATGGTTTGCAGGTTGAGAACTTCACAGCAGGACACGAGAGCAGATACGGGAGCCAGTCGCGCGGCTCCTACACCACGGAATCGACAGCCGTCAGCGACGGGGATGTGAGGGAACGAATCTCGGGTTCTGTCAACAACTTTCAATACGGAAGGAGGAATCTAGCCCATGACGAATGACACCGCGACATCGAAAGAGGTCGCCGCCTATTTACACACCAGCGAGGCCGGATTGGCGCAGATGCGCCACCGGGGCACTGGACCGAAGTACATAACGGTCGGCGCCCGAAAGGTGATCTACAGGTGGTCTGACGTTCAGAAGTACTTGGACGACAACACCTGTCAACGCACCGACGATCCACGGGGGGCTGCCTGATGGGCATCTCCCAGCACGACCGCGACCGACTTGAAGACCTCGGTCTGGTCTCCGATGACAACACCGAGGATCTGTGCCCCAGAAATGCGAAAACCCCGGAGGCAACCGGGGCTTCGCCGAAACCGAACCACCCCACCCACAAATTGAAGGGAAGTTCCAGATCATGATGACACACCCTGCCGACATCGGTCTACCGCCCGGTGCCGACGCCGAGATGTCCGAGCGCCAATTTGAGGACTACGACGGCGTGCTCGCCCGCCTGGTTTGGTCACCGGAGATGCCGTTGCCGGAACATTTGGCCGCCAGAAACATCGCCCTGGCAGTCGCTCAGCGACTGGATGGATCGATCATCACCGACAATCCTCACTTGGCGCCAGCCATCTACATCTTCGACACCAGCCACACGGTCTCTGATGCCCGCGCTATTGCCAAGGCGCTGACGGACGCCGCCGACCTGGCCGACCAGTGGATCGGCGGTGCGCGATGAACAGCTGCACCAGAGGATTCACGTGGTGCACCGGCGGGTCACCGGACTGCAGAGGCGATCATCAGGGCATCACCTACGTCTTACCGACCCTCGGTGACGGGACACCCTTCAATCTCGAGGACGGCCAAGAGCCGCTGTCGATCGGTGCCGGGGTGCACTTCAACGAAAGAGAAGGCGACGGCGCCCCGCGCGTGATCATCCACATCCAAGGCGGGCCACGGGATCTCGATACTCAGATCGACATGCGGCTGCCCGAGGCACACGACCTAGATGAGCTGCTGCTACGGGCCAACGAGCATGCCGCAGCGATACTCCTGGCGTCGGTGCCGAAGTACTTCAAAGAGGTCGTGCTGCCCGACATTAAGGCGGCTTCCTGATGAAGAACGCATCAGGAACCGAGAAGGCGCCCGAGCAGCTGCAGCGCCGACGTGAAGCGTCACTTCGCTTGCCGCCGTTGCGGTGCGGACGCCGAGACCCATGGACAAGTAGAAGGGAGCGTCGATGACAGGCGACGCCGTGGCACGCGGGAAAGCGGTGTCACAAAAGATGGCAGAGGAGGCCCGGCGCAAGCCGGGTACTCCCAAGCCGGTGGCAGAGAAGAAGGTGTCACCGGCTGCAACCCGACAATCACCGCCTGGGTGCCATCTAGGCGCAGCGCCAGCTGATGATGGCGTAGAAGATCGGGATCGTCAGCCGGAGAGGGTGCGCTCCGCGGGTGTTCAGTGGGCGTCGTCTATTCAGCCACGGCGCCAGGTCTGGCTTTGGCAGAACCGGATCCCGATGGGAACCGCATCTGCGCTTGCCGGTCGCGGCGGTACGGGGAAGACCACCTACGCCTTCCATCTGATCGCCCAGATATCTCGGGGCACGCTTCCGGGCACCCATCAGGGCTCTCCCAAGCCGTCTTTGATCTGGTCTGGTGAAGACGAATGGGACAAGGTCATCATCCCCCGGCTGATCGCCGCCAACGCCGATCTGTCCAAGGTGGGTCGTCTGGTCATCGAGTCCTGTGTAGACGGTAAGACCCGAGAGGTCGCACCGAAGGTCCCGATGGATATGGACGCTATCTCTGGCGCCATCGAGCAAACCGGCGCAGTCCTTGTCCTGATCGACCCCATCGCCTCGACAATGACCGGCGACCTCAATCGCGAGGCCGATGTCCGGTCTGCGGTCGACGCTCTGGCCCGCGTCGGCCAGGCCACTGGCGCGGTGATGATGTTCGTTCGGCATTTCGGGAAAGGCGGCGGAAACGCCTCGGACAAGATGTCAGGCTCCCACGCGTTCCGCGACGCGGTGCGCTCGGTGTTCCTGTTTGCTCCCGATGAGGATCGGGTGATCGTCACCCAGGACAAGGGCAACTACGCCCCACCTGGAGAAGGGTCGTTTGCCTTCCGGCTCGACAGTGTTTCGGTACCAACGATCGACGGCTTCACCGACGTGGCCCGCGTGCTCGACCTAGGGGCATCCGACACATCAGTAGGCGACATCATCAACCGCACCGACGCTAATCCAGGCGACCGCGACGATATCGATAGATGGCTCACCGACCTGCTTGCAAATGGCTCAGTGAAGGCGAATGAGGTCTACGCAGCAGCTGACGCAGCGGGCTACTCTAAGGATCAAGCAAAGCGCGCCAAGAAGCGATTGGGTATCTCGGCGATACGGGAAACCGGCGACGGCCCATGGTTCTGGAGGCTCGAAACCAAGGGAGCAGGTGACCAAGGGAGCACCCCTGACGCTCGTGAGGCCGCTCCCTTGCTCCCTTGCACTTCAACAGAGGTGCACGAGCGCGACTCGGTACCAAGGGAGCGGCGTGCGCAAGAGCGCTCCCTTGGTACGCCATCCCCAGCTTCCATGCCTCCCAAGAAGGCGGTGAAGCCACCACGGCAGCGGGTACGCACCATCGCCGGAGAGCCCGCACCTAACTGTCCGCACTGCGGCGAGCAAATGGTGTACGCCGACGACCGTCGCGACGGATACCACACCAGCAAGGCTGAATGCGTCAAAGCCCAGCAACAGAGCAGGAGGGCCTCGTGACCACCGAACGCCGCGTCATCTTCGTGCCCGACGACTACTGGACCAATCCACCTAAGGAGAACACCATGAACATTGATCCCCACCACGCAGCAGACCTACGCCGTGCTGGCGTCTGCATCAAGCACCACGTCCACGGAAACCAGGAAGGTGTCAACGTCGTCCTGGAGGAGGTCAATGACGTCGGGCGTAGCGGCCAGTTCGTCCATAGTTTGCTAGCCACCCTCGACGCGGTATCCAAGCAGCTGCTCACAGAGCCGGGACTGCGAGCGCTCGACGAGGGCCTAGCCACTGTCGCCAACCCCGCCTACGACCCCAGCCAGATGGTGCCCGAGTACTGGCGCCGTGCCGCCTGTCTAACCATCGCCTACGGCCGAGGTGATCAAGACGGGGTGAACGCCGTGTGGCTAGGAGAAGAGAGCGTCACCCCCATCACGCTAAGCCTGATCGATGTCTACGCAATGTTGATACCCAGCATCTCCACCAGCGTCGGTATGCAGATCGTGGACAACGGCATCAGCACCCTTGTGGGTATAGAAGCCGAGGGCCACTAGATGACGCTGCGACCCTGCCTAGAGTGCGGCACCCCATCAGAGGGAGCTCACTGCCCCGAGCACACCACCGACACCCGCACCCCGTCACGGGCACGCGGCTACAACCACGCATGGGACAAGCTGTCCAGCCGAGCCCGACGCCTACAACCCTGGTGCACCGACTGCGGAGCCACCGAGCACCTACAGGCCGACCACCTACCCACTGCGTGGGAGCGTCACGCTGCCGGGAAGCCACTGCGCCTCACCGACATCGAGGTCGTCTGCAACGTGTGCAACGTACGCCGTGGTTCCTCACGCCCAGGAGCCACCAGGGGGCACGCCCCGAGCGCCGACGCCACGGACCCCAGCCCCAGCCAAAGTTCGCGTTACACACCGCGCAGGGGTGTCGCGTGAAGCTATCCGACGACGCCCCATACCTCTGGAATCGCCTGCGGGGAGGTCACCTGCTGCCAAGCGTGCGGTGCGTAGTACTCCGACCACTTCGCCGTGTCGCTGTAGTGAATGCCCAGTACCCCGTTGTTGATCTCAAACCGAGCATCGTCCGAGTAGTCCTGAACGGTCATCTTCTCAAATCTCACCCTGAAAGCCATGATCGGAGCCTTCCATGAAGGCCGGGCCGAAGGGTGCTATTCAGGCCGATCCGCTGGACCTCTCAGAGCTGCCTACCGACCGAGCTGGTCGACGCTTGGCCTTCATCTCCAAGTACTTGGTGGTCCCCAAAGGTGTTGGTGCCGGTAAGCCGGTGCAGCTGCGAGGGTTCCAGACTGAGATCATCACGGGCGCATACGCGCCGGGTATCCGTACCGGGCTGGTGTCGGTGGCGCGTGCCAACGGCAAGACGGGTCTGGCGGCGATGCTGGCGGTCACAGAACTGTTCGCAGGGGATGCTTCTGCGGAGGTGTTGGTGGTTGCCTCAGATCAGCGGCAGGCCAACATCACCTTGCGGATGGCGCGCCGGATGATCGAGCTCAACCCGGAGCTGGCCGACCGCGCCCAGGTGTTCGCGGATCGGATCATCGTGCCGCACAACGACTCGGTGCTTCTGCCACTACCGGCCGAACCTGGCGCACTACACGGGTTCGACCCGAGCCTGCTGGTGGTCGATGAGCTGCACGTGGTCACCGAGGCGGTATGGGAGGCGGTGACATCGGTATCAGGCAAGCGCCCTGAGTCGCTGACACTGGCCATCAGCACCCCGTCATCGTCCCCGGATTGTGTGATGTGGCGACTCGTGGAGCATGGGCGGGCAGGCGATGATCCGGCGTTCTTCCTCAAGGAGTTCGCAGCCCCGGAGGGATGCCCAACCGATAGCCGGGAGGCGTGGCGCATAGCCAACCCCGCCTTGGCTTGTGAGGACCCGTTCCTTGCCGAGGATGGCCTAGAGGCTGCCCGCCGTACCCTGCGCGAGCCGGTGTTCCGGCAGCTGCGTCTTGGTCAGTGGGTGACCGGCGTGGAGGCGTGGTTGCCGTGGGGTGCTTGGGATGCCTGCTCGGCAGACCGTGCCGCACAGCCCCGTGAGCGGGTGGTCCTGGCGTTCGACGGCTCAGCCTCGGGTGACTCGACCGCCTTGGTCGGTTGCACCCTGGACGGGCATCTGTGGGTGGAGGGGTTGTGGGAGAACCCTGGCGACAGAGGTTGGCGGGTTCCCCGTGAATCTGTCACCGCCGCTGTCGATATGGCGTTCACCAAGTACGACGTGGTGGAACTCGCGTGTGACCCGTGGGGGTGGCGCAGCGAGATCGAGTCGTGGGCCAAGCGCCACGGCGAGCGCCGCGTCATCGAGTGGAACACCGCCCACGCCCAGCGGATGGCCCCGGCCACGGACCGGCTGTATCAAGCCGTAGTGACACAGGTCGTCACCCACGACGGCGATACCCGGATGGCAGCCCATATAGCCCACTGCGTCGCCAAACGCACCCCCATGGGCGATCTGGTCTCAAAGGACAAGAAAGGCAGTCCCCGAAAGATCGACGCCGCTGTCGGCGCCATCGTGGCGTACGACCGGGCAGCTTGGCATCAACAACGAAACCGTAAGCGAGTAAGGAGTTTTGAATGACATTGCTACAGGATCTACTGACCCGGCTGGATCAGCCATCGGCCCGCTACGCCGATCTGGACCGCTACGCCCAAGGTAAACAGCCCTTGGCGTTCCTGTCCCCGGAGGCCAAGGTGGCACTGGGAAACCGGTTCGGCATCATGGCCTCCAACATTCCCCGCCTGGCCGTGACGGCGCTCGCGGAGCGGCTAAGGATCACCGGATTCTCCGGAGATAACGAGTTGTGGGCCGACTGGATCCGCAACAACCTGGACCAGGATTGCGGTGTAGCGCACCGGGAAGCGCTGCTACTTGGTGACTCTTATGTGATCGTGTGGGCCGACAAGTACGGCAGACCGCAGGTGACCGTGGAGAGCGCCAAACAGGTGGCTGTCCTCAATGATCCGGGGAGCCGTCAGACCTACGCCGCGATCAAGCGGTGGGAGGACACAAACCTCAAAACCACCGAGGCAGTCATGTACCTGCCCGACAGGATCATTCGGCTGCGGGCGCAGCAGCAGGGGGCGGTGGCCAACGGGTTCGAGCAGATCGATGAGTTCGCCAACCCGCTAGGTGTGGTACCGGTGGTCAACCTGCGCAACACCGACCGGGTTATCGGGGACTGGGGCAGCTCGGAGATAGACGACCTTAAGCCCCTCGTGGACGCACTGAACAAGTCCCTTGCCGACATGATGGTCACCTCTGAATATGTTGGACGCCCACGCCGTTGGGCCACCGGCATCGAGCTGACCGAGGAACCCGTCATCGATGAAGAGGGCAACCCGGTACTTGACGACGATGGTCAGCCGACCATGCAAGAGGTCAACCCGATCCCCGAGGGGCACCGGGCGATGATCTCCGAGAACGACGAGGCCAAGTTCGGCCAGCTGCAGGCGGCAGACCTATCTGGGTATGAAGCCTCGGTGCGGGTGATCCTCGGGCAGATCATGGCGGTATCCACTCTGCCGGCGCACTACGTCGGAGTGTTCACCGACAACCCGGCATCAGCGGACGCCCTGCGTGCCGCCGAGGCATCCCTGACCGCCCGCGCCGAGGCACGTCAGGCCACTTTCGGGCGGTCCTGGGAGCAGGTGGCCAAACTGATGATCGCGGTACGGGATGGGCGTGACCCCAGCCAGATTGATGACATTCGTGTGCACTGGGCCGATGCCGCTACCCGATCGGTGGCGCAGGAAGCCGACGCGGTGGTCAAGCTCTACCAAGCCGGTCTGCTGCCCGCCGCGTACGCCCTGGGCAAGCTCGGATACTCCGATGACGAGATCACCAAGATCGCAGCCGCCCGCGCGCAAGAGGCCCCGCCGCGGGAGAACCCCAATGCGGCTTAACTCCCGCAACTTCACCGCCATGGTGACCGCAGAGCCGCACGCCGTCAGGCCCATACGGCTGCGCTGCGCGGGTATCACCTACTCCCTATCCACCGCCGAGGCGATGGACCTAGCCCACCAAATCGTTGACACCATCAGCGAAATCAACCACCGAAAGGAAACCCCATGACCGACATCGACACCCCCGAGCCGGAAACCCCCGAAGAAGAAATCACCGAACCGGTAGCCGAGACCCACGAGACGCCAGAAGATCCCGAGCCTGAGACGTTCCCCCGCGAGTATGTCGAGAACCTGCGCCAGGAAAACGGCAAGTACCGGCAGCGCGCCCAACATGCCGACGGACTGGCCACCCGCCTGCACACCGAACTAGTCCGGGCCACAGGAAGATTGGCAGACCCATCCGATCTACCCTTCGACCCCGAACACCTCGATGACGCCGACAAGCTCAACGCCGACATCAACGACCTACTGGAATCCAAGCCCCACTTGGCATCCCGGCGCCCCACCGGAGACATCGGCCAAGGCCAGCGCGGACCGTCATCTGGGTCGTTCTCTCTGCTGGACATGCTTAAAGAACGAACCTGAGTCGGATACACTCAACTTGTAGGGCCTGGCGCCCTCCTCTGATTGACGTCCTGGCGACGTGTCGATTCCCCCAAATCACATGTCGCTAGGAGTTAATCGTGGCCATCGAAGTCACATCGGGTAATTCAACCCTCATTCAGTCGCAGGTATCCAACCTGCTCGTCCAGCCACTTGAGCAGGCCAGCACCTTCCTGGCCGCTGGCCCCGTCGTCCTGGATAGTTCCAGCCCCGTGCGGGTACCGCGCATCGTCAACGGTGTCACCGCCGGATTCGTCGCAGAAGGCGCACAGATCAGCGACGGCGATGTCGCGTTCGATGAGGTCACCCTGCTGCCCTCCACCCTCAAGGGCCTCAAGGTTCTGGTGAAGCTGTCCAACGAGCTGATCCGCACCAGCGTGGTGGGCCTGGAGTCCGTGCTGCGGACCCGGCTGGTCACCGACGTAGCCAACGCCCTGGACGCCGCCCTGTGGGACGGAGCCGGTACGTCGAACACCATCAAGGGAATCCTGCGGGCCACCGGTATCGCCACCGGCACACTGGATCTCACCGACCCCGACAGCCTCATCGACGGCCTGGCCACCGCGCAGGGCAACAAGGTCACCCCGACCCACTGGGTGATGACCTCGGCATCGTTCGCCGCGCTGCGCAAGCTCAAGGTCGGCACCACCGATGCCCGGTACCTGTTCGACCCCAACACCATCCAGAACGGCACCGAGCTGCGTCTGCTGGGCCTGCCGGTGATCATCACCGACAACATCCCCGCCGTGTCCACGAAGAACCGTGTGGCCCTGGTGGATATGTCCAAGGTGGTCGTGGCCCGCGATGTAAACGCCGAAGTGAAGATCCTGGATCAGACCTGGGGTGACTACGACTCGATCGGCATTCGCGTCGTATCCCGCTGGGACGCCGCTCTGCTGCAGGCCAAGGCGGTCACCCTACTCACCGAGGCATAACCAATGCCCGTTGATCCGGCCTCGGTCACGTCCCTCACCCAAGGGGACGTGACCGAGGCCGTCCCCCTAGTCACCCTGCTGGCCAAGTCCTACACCCGCGGTCGCGGCTTCACCGGAGACGAACCGAACCCGGAGATCGCCGCCGTCATCGTCACCGCATCAGCCCGCCTAGCGGCCAACGGCAACGGACTGTGGAGCAAGCAGATAGATGACGTGAAGTACGAGTACGCGCGCTTCGGGTTCGGCTGGACCCTCGGCGAACTGGCGGTCCTCAACCGCTACCGCAAGCGCGCCATGTAG